ATGGCTCTGGCGATGGCGATGGCTATGGCGATGGCGATGGCTATGGCTCTGGCTATGGCGATGGCGTAGAATACTTGAACGGTCAAAAAGTCTATAGGATAGATGGCGTTTATACCCTGATTGATTCCGTCCATGTCAACTACGCCCGTGGCCGCATCCTCCGCGACGATCTCACCACTCGCGACTGCTTCATAGCCAAGTGCGGCAACTACTTCGCGCATGGCGACACCCTCAAGCGAGCCCTTACCGATGCCCGTGAGAAATACGAAGAGAACGCCCCTATAGAAGAACGGATAGCGAGGTTCAACCAGCAATACCCCGACCGCGACGTCAAGGTTCCAGCCTCCGAACTCTTCTCCTGGCACCACATCCTCACAGGTTCCTGCCTCATGGGCCGCAAGGAGTTCTGCCGCGAGCACAATCTCGACTACGAGAACGGTTCCTACACCGTCAACGAGTTCATTCAGCTCACGCGCAACGCCTATGGTGGCGAAACCATCCGTCAACTGGAGAGCAGCAGGCCTTAGCGTCTGCCTCTCCTGTTTTATTTATTGAAAGATTATATCTTTGAAAATTTTAAGACATATGAAAAGAATTAACTGGAACAGTCCTGAAGTGCTCTCCATCCTCAGCGACAACACCATCGGCCTCAAGGAAAAGGCAGAGGCTGTAGGATGCTCCATGTGGCATCTATGCCGGAAGATGAAGGCTCTTGGAATCAAGCAAAACCTCTATTGGAAGACAGGTCTTGATAGACCTACCACAAACAGGGAGCGCAAGGCACGCTACAACGCCAAGCGCAAGGCTATCGGATGGAAATACCTGTATCAAGTCAAAATGGTATGAGAAAGATAAACGTCAATAGAGTATGAAAGTAATAGGTAAAGGCTCATTAGTTGAGATGTCAGCAAGTGATAAAGGTTTAATTGATGAAATAATCTTTGCGCTTAATGCATTAGCAGAAGAAAAACGTATTCCTTATGACAAGGAAATTAACTTGTTAAACGAACTAAAGAAATTATGAAAATTAGAAAAGATTATGATAAATATTATGGTGTAGGAGAAGATTGGTTGCTACAGACTCCAGCTATTGCCATTGGTAAGGGCAAAGCTTTCTTTACAATAACATTATGCATTTTATTTTGGTCATTTACTATAGAATTTAATTGGGAGAAAGAATTATGAAAAAGATTATCCTATTAGCACTTACCGCCTTGATGATGGTGGGGTGCGATACAAGAACGGAAGAACAACGTTATAACAACTACTTACAGGAACAAACGGAAATAAAAAGACGGATAGAACATCAAAACAGATGGAAAGGTTATAGTGTCATCGTCGTTGACGGCTGCGAGTATATCGTTAAAACGATTGATATTAAAAAAGGTTTCAATCATGCTACACAATCTGGTTATCTTGCCCATAAAGGTAATTGCCGCTTCTGCAAGGAACGTAGGCAGAAGGAATTAAATAAACTTGTTGAACAATTAAAATCAAAATAGTTATGACAGTAACAGAATGTATCTTTTGGTGTACAATGGAAGTTTGTATAACCGTAGTATTAGTAGTTTTAATTTGGAGGAATACAAGATGAAATCATTCACAGATATAGAACAGTCAAAAAAGTTGGCAGAGATACTGCCACTTGAAAGCGCAGATAATTATTATTCTTGGCATGATGAACGATATTATGTTGTTAACAAAGACTGTCCTTATCCGTATTCACTAAAAGAAAAGATTCCTTGTTGGAGTCTTGCAGCATTAATAAAATTATTACCAAGTGAGTTTACAACAGAAAACAAATTTGGCAAGTATAAATACGAAATCAAAATTCGTAAATATAAACTTACAGACAATGTGGATATATATCAAATTGCCTATGGCAATTATAAATGGTATGAAGATGGAAGCCACTCTTGGAAAGACATGATTAATACCGGACAAAAAGAAGAATTGCTTGATGTTGCGTTTGATATGGTTTGTTGGTTAAAAGAAAATGGAAATATATGAAGAGTTACACTGATTTAGAACAAAGCCTTAAATTAGCAGAAATATTGCCACTTGAAAGTGCTGATATGTATTTTGATGGCTTTGGTAGATTACCACAAGGATATGCTTATACACTAATTTTCCCAAATTCTTTTGAATATGATAAGCCTTGTTGGAGTCTTGCAGCATTGCTTGATATTTTGCCTGACGGCACAGATATAGTAAAAGACAAGGCTGATACAGAAAATGAAAAATATATGTGCACTGTAGGAATTAAGGATGATATTATATCCACATTTGGTAAGAATCCTGTTGATGCTTGTTACGAAATGGTATTGAAATTACATGAACAAAAACTTTTGTGATTATGGGATATTATAAATTTAGAAAACACGATTTGATGGAAGAACTTAAACATATTCCTGATGATGATTTCATTATGATTAATTTGGGTGGTCATACAGCTTCAAGTTATCCAATTACATATATCGAAGACTCAACAAGTTGCGGCTTTTGGGAATTACGATGTGATGCATCAGTAAATTTTTGGGATGCTTTAGAAGAGGCACACAAAAATAATGAATTATAATTTAAATAAATAGTTATGACACAGGAAGAAAAAGAACTATTATTATCATTGTTAAAAAAGCAGATGAAGATGGTTTGTTAAATGTTTATGATAATAATGAAAATACACATGAAGTAACTTGAATATATCTTGATAATGAAATTTGTATAAAAATAGAATAAAATTATGACTCAAAAAGAAAAAGCAAAAGCCTATGACGAATTGTTCGCCAAGGCAAAGCAGATTTATAACAAGGAAAATGATGTGTTGATTATGCACACTATTGAAGACCTTTTTCCAGAACTCGCAGAGTCAGAGGACGAGAAGATAAGAAAATGGATTATTAACGAAATCAAGATAAAGCATCATAACTTAGATGAAGATAATGTTGATTTTGTAGATAAGGCTATCGCTTGGCTTGAAAACATTCCTTATACCATTGACCATGAAAAGAGAGAAGGATTCCATCTTGGTTATAAGGCAGCTCTCGAAAAGCAAGGTGAATCTTATACCAAAAAAGATGTTGACGATGCTTATGTTGAAGGCATGGCTTTTGCCAAAAATGAACTCGAAAAGCAAGGTGAGCAGAAAGAAACACTTTGTGATAAATGTAAGAAAGCGCAACCTTCTCACTCATGTCAAGATATTACAGCATTAGGAAGATGTTATATAGAGAATATTAACACATCTAACAAGGTTGAGCCAAAGTTTAAGGTTAAATATGCAGGCAGTGAGTATAATGTTCTTGAGATAAAAGAAATTGCTGGCGTAACATATTATGGGATAGAAGATGAGCCTAATCACATTGATTATGTTCTTTCTGACAATTGTGAAATAATTGGTGGTTATGGTATAAAGGGAAACGGCTGTTCTTTTCCCACCAAACCTACAATATTTTCAGAGAAAAAGCCTAAACGCATGGTATCTGCGGAAGCCAAAGAAGCAATGTATGATAAGCCTGCTTGTGCTTGGAGTGAAGAAGATGATGATGCTGCTTGGATGAATGATATTATCAGCAAAGTGGAGAATAATCTCCAATTAAATAAAGCGGAAATAGATTGGCTCAAGTCCCTTAAAGAGAGGATAACTTGGAAGCCGAGTGAAGAACAAATGGATGCTTTAAATAGTGCTCGATGGAATGCGCCATTTAAGATAGAAATCCTTGATTCTTTATATAATGACTTAAAGAAACTAACAGAATAAAGTTATTGAATTATGAAACAATTTATTTTAGGATTATTTTTACTTTTCAGCGTTGACGGGATGGCTATTCACATCCATCATTTTCATCACTATTACCGTCCGCATCACCACAGTTATGTGACAACTCAAACAAGAAAGGTGCAACCACACAAGGTACAAGCACGCAAGGTTCGTACCATAATTCGGCATGAGCCAAAAATAGTAAAAACTTTCTGGCGCAATGGAATCTTGTATTACATAATCCTTAGCCCAAGAAGAGGTTATGTTTACGACAATGGGTTGGTGCTGTGTGAGGGTTGTAATAAAGTACTTGTTAAGAAAGGAGTAAAATACTGTAGCAAATGCATAAGAATTAAAGGGTTAAAATAAAATCAATTTTGATTATGGAAGCTCCAGAGAAGATTTATGTTCATGTAAAAGATGGCAAAGCACTTAATACATGGAATAGTGTTTGGATAGGTGTTAATGACATTGAGTATATCCGCAAGGATGCCTTTATTGAGAAGGCTTGTGAAAAACTTGAAAAGTGTATGTACGATAATCTTATGTTTCAAGGCAGATTGCATCGTGAAGAAGTTATTAACAACTTTGTTGAGGATTTCAAAAAGCATATGGAGGGTTGATATGGCAAAGAAAGGTAAAAGAAAATATGAAAGATGCTGTTACAACTGCAAGTACAGATGGGCTGATTGTAAAGAAAGATTCAAAGTAGAGGCTTGTGATAGGTTTAAATTTGATTCATTAAGTAAATCAACGTAAAAAAAATATGGAACAGTATATTAACAAAGCCGCTTTAGTAGAGGAGATAGAAGATTGGCGCGATAAAATTAAGAAGGGCATCTTCTCTATTCCTTTAACAGGTAGCGATAGAGCCTATGCTACATTTGAATACGAAATATTAGGAAAAGTAAGAGATTTCCTCGACACCCTTGAAGAACCAGCCGATGAAGATCTGGAAGAATTTGCCAAAAGGGAATCTGAACTGTTTGGTGAGCGCGAATACGAAGTTGACTATCTTGACAGGAATGCCCTTACGAAAGGATTCTATTGGGGTTGTAAGACTGGAGCACGGTGGCAAAAGCAGCAAGATGCCCCAGAAATAAAAGATGCAAACATTGAAAAGATATGGGAAAAGTTATGAAAAAGACGCAACAACAAGCAGCAGAGGTAGTACAGTCGTTGCAGGGGATATACGCAAAAGGCGTAATCAAAGACTGGAATATTCAGACGTTGGTTAATATTAAGACTGGAAAAGACACAGGCTTTGCCGTGATTGTGTATCTCAGCTCAAAGTATGAATATACAAACGATCTTCTCAATGATTGGAAGGAAAAGCTCAGTGCCGATGAATACACCATATCGGCTAAGAAAAATCAATTACAGGTTAAATTCACGGTAAGGTATTGAATATGGATGCAAAAGAACTCATCTGCAGATACAATGAACTGTCTGAGGATATACGGAAATACATAACGGACACCCCTCATTTCATCATGTACTGGATAGAAAACCTGGAAGTGCAGAGATTGATCGAAGAATATCCTGATGATTATGAGAAAATGGTCAGCATCACCGTGGAAAGTATTTCGCTGAATCCATCGCCGCACCCGGAAGTAGAGATCTCATTCTCCGACCATCCTGATGCGGTGGAAAGCATATCGAGATACTGCGTATTGCTTACATTCCGCGACACAGTCAAGGCAAGATGGCTGAAATTTGGCGGGAAGACGAAAGAGATACGCATCCAGAGACTCCAAGAGGAGCTTGATTGCTACAAAAGGAGGATAGCTGATATAGAAGAACAATTAAAATCAGAAGAATAATGCCCCACTACAATTCAGACTACATGCACTGTTTACAGCATCAGTGCAAGAAGAAAGACAAATGCTGGCGCTACTGGCTGGGCCAGCACTGTACGGGAATAGCTTCATTCTATCGCCCGTCAGAGCCAGTGACTGAAGGATGCGAATATTTCCTTGACGTGAAGGATTATTGACAAATATTAAGACAAAAGGCACCTCAGAACCTCAAAAGGGATAAGTGTTTTGTCTATTATGCTGTAGTTGAATCATAGTCTTAATCAAATAATAAAAACAATGGCAAAATTCAAAGAAGTAATTGAGTGCCTGAAGAACGGAGGCACAGCCCATCGACAAGCATGGCTTGACAGACCGGATAATAAGAAGTCGAACATCACCGTAGATGCTTCTGAGGCCGTGCAGTTCGGAAAAGAACCGCTGGCAAAGATAGACAGGATTAACAAATATGAATGGAAGAAGGTTGATACACCACCTACATTATATTTATGGTCTGAGACACCAGTATATACGATGATCTCTGATGTCGTTGAGGTAAGGACAAAGGATAAGAGAATAACCAGGGCCATATATACTGTCTTCACGTCCCCCATACCTGATAACGAGGGGAATACAAGAAGTGAGAAGGTGTGGTTTGAAATGCCTTACGAGGACAACCCGCTCATCATAGAAATTCTCAGAAAGAACAGATCAATTAACGTTGTTGAATGGCGGTATGGACGCTGAGGATCCTGCCTGAAAACAAATAAAAACAAATAAAAGACAAATAAAAACAAATAGAATCATGACTGAAAAGGAATTTCTTAAACAGGTCTGGCGCCCCTTCGACATGGTGACGCTTGACGGAGGTCTCAAGGGACGTGTGGTGAACGTATGCTTCCCAACGCGCTCAGTAAGGATAAAGATGCCTGAAGGACAGCCTGAGTGGTTCCGCTGCGAGATGATCCAGGAACACAGGTGTATAACCGGCAACCCTGACGATGCTTCAATTATCGAAGAGCTTTACAGCAAGCTGAATGAGGCGAACGACAGGATATCGAAGCTGAGACAGGAGAATGCCCAGCTGATCAGCAAGATCGGAAACAACTATGTTGCGGACATCCTGAAGAACCTGAACGTCATCGCTACACTCATCGAACACAAGAAGAAGCGCGTAGAGAGGATGGAAGCCTGTATGAGCGACATTACGGAAATAATCGGGAAAATAAGGGAGGAAGGATAAATTTCTTCCTCTTTTCCGTTTATGGCGCTTCACGGTTATCTATTAATAAACACATAACATAAAACTTAGGATATGGAAGATAACGTAAATCATCCCCAGCATTACAACAGCCATCCCAGCGGCATTGAATGTATCGAGATTGCAAGGCATTACTGCTTCTCGATAGGTAATGCAATCAAGTATCTCTGGAGGGCCGGCCTGAAACATGACGCTGACAAGACAGCCGTCCAGAAAGAGATCGAAGACCTCAGGAAAGCCATCTGGTATATCAATGACCGCATCAGGGAACTGGAGAATTACGAGAACAATGAGAAATACATGGAGCCTCTCAAACGTCTTAAAAAAGATGAGAAGAAACTGGAGGGAACTGACTGACAAGGAGATTGCAGAGCTGGAACGCATCTATCCCGTAACGACCAACAGGGAGCTTTCAGCCCGCTTTGGCATCAGCGAAGACGGACTTCTGGATCATATCGCAAAGCCACGTGGCTGGAAGAAAGACCGTAAGGCCGTCCTGATTGGCAGCAGGGGAGGAAAGTCTCTCTCAGAAAAGCAGGTTCAATGGATCATCAAGCATTTCAGGCATACCAAGAACCGTGATATCATGGCAAAGTTCGGGATAGGTGAGACTCAGCTTCATCGCATAGCAAGGCAATATGGGCTTAAGAAAAGCAGGCAGCACATGGGAAGATGCCAGCGCAATGCCAGCGAACAGTCAAGGATGGTATGCAGGGAATATGGCCTATATGACGAACTGAGCGAGCGCATGAAGGCCAAGATGCGTGAATACTATGAGAGCGGCCAGCGCATCCCAGGCTCATTCCTCCCGGGACAGTCGAACAAAGACCGCCTTTCACCCAAGCGTTTCAAGGAATGCTGTAGGAAAATTAAGGAATCCATGGGAGAGCTTCGCCGAAAGGAACGGCTGAGAATACACTGGGGATTGCCTCAGAAGACCAAGCTGAAGGTATCCTATGAAGGCTATACGCCCGAAGCAAAGAAAAAGGCTTCCCACCGCTATCTTTTCCGGCAGTTCAACTATTTCGTTGACAAGGGCGATGATACGGTCTATTACGACGAACTTACCGAGCGCAGGCCGAAGATGGAGGCAAACGCACATAAGTACGGCCTGAAGGTGAAGTCCATCGAAGAAGCACCATTTACATTCATTTAATACAAATAAGGCATGACGACATTTATCTATACGCTTACCGGAGAGGAAGTAACGACGAAGAACAACACCAACAACGTCCATGAGGGCCAGCACATCACCATATCGTGTGATGACGGCCAGCATATCATGGGCATCGTTTCCAGCGTTTCCCATGTCATCAGGAAATGGGAGAACGTGAACGGACTTGAGAGAAGCACGCACGACATCGTAATCAAGATAGATCCTGAATGACCATGACAAAGGAACAGATACTTCATTGCCTCTCCGTACTGAAGGAGGTGCAGAGAGGATTCCGGATGAACACGAACATAGATACGGCCATCAGGCACTATGAATCCGTGCTGAAGGAGATGGACAAATAATACGTGTGCCGTTATTTTACTATTATACTGTGACATCGCGGAATGGTGTAAGGGTAACATACCAGACTCATTATCTGGAGCAGAGGGTTCGAATCCCCCTTCCGCAACCTGCAATACTCATATACGAAAAGGTTAGGTTTAGTTTTGTTGAGGGAAGCGGCCGTCCGAAAGGATAGCCGCTCCTTTGTTTCCTATAGCATTGCCTCCAGAACCTTTCTCTTGTTCTCGGAATCCCCACGGTTGTTGTAATACACCTTGCTCAGATTCCTCATGTCCGTTCCGGCAAGATCCGAGACGAAAGCGGGCGACACGCCGTTCCTCAGGTAGTTGGTGATTCCTGAGTGGCGGAACGTATATAGATGGAGCTTGAAGTCAAGCTTCATGGCCTCACCGACCTTCGCAAGCCAGAGGTTTGCACCGCTTATGAATTTCTTGATGTCCCCATTGTTCGTTTTCTGGGTGAGCAGTTTCTTCTTATTCCTGATTGGGAATATGTACCCATCCTCAGAAACCGAACTGTATTTCCCCATAATCCCCTCCATGACACTATTCACCGGCACAAAACATTCCACATCCTGCCTGTCATCTATCTTCCTTCTCAGGAATACGAGGTATTTCTGGCCGTCCATCACCTTCACGTTCCTCTGCTGCAGGCATATCGCATCGCATGGAGACTGGCACGAATAGAATATGAAGATGCAGAAGTCATGGTAGAGCTGTGCGTTCTTCCATTTCCAGGCATCGGGTAGGACGGAGGAATCGAACTCGCTGAACCTCCTGAACTGCTCTTCATCCAGCGTCCTGTACTTGTGTGCCGTATGGAGCTTCTTGGTACGCATCCACCTGCATTTCTCAACCTTTCCGATATCATACCAGCCGTTAGAGTCTGCCACGTTCAGCGTCGCATGGAGGAACTGGGAGAAGTTGTAGTACCCCTTACCCTTGCATTCAGAGCTGATCCAGTCGAACGCCCCGTTTATGAAATCTGTGTCCACCTCATCCAGATATATGCTTTCGTAGGCCCTCCCTATATACTGGCAGTAGAGCTTCATCTTGCTCTCCAGCTTCTCATAGGCCATGAAAGTATCCTTCATCGTGCCGTCCTCCCTTATCTTTTTCTTGTGCATCGCTATTACGTGCGAGATAAGGAACGACAGCTTCATTCCCCCTTCATCATCCTTTGGCTTTCCCTCAGCGTACCTGAAGAAAGCGTTCATTCCAGTTCCGGCAAACGTCCTCGCAGCCTCAAGGAACTTCTCGGCAATCATGTCAAGCGCCTTGTTGTTCTCCTCGCTGTACGGGGCTGAAGGTATGAACCTCTGCCTCTTCTGATTCCAATGCTTCAGGTACAGCTGCCCTTTCAGGAACTTGTTGACCACGATGTACTTCGTCTCTCCGTCCAGGTATATCCTCAACCTGAGACCGAACCCCTTCTTTCCGAAGGTCTGATAGTTGATTGTCACCATAGAATTTGTTTTTTAATCACTTGTTGAAAATGCTTTACATACACCGAAATGTACATTTTTTGTGCATTTTCCGCAAGATCCACGGCTTTTTGAAGATGACAAGAAAACGTTCAATGCTCCGTCTGGAAACACGAACCAAACTCAGAGTGTCCGAAAAACTCCTTGTTTATCAACTGAAGAAAATGCTTGGAATCACTTTGTCTAAAGGCTTTCTCCTTAATCTGTTCCCAGTGGTGATGTAAAGAAAAACTACACGTAAACTTTTAAAGCCACCACTGGAAACAGCAAGTCAAAAAACTCTTCTTTGCGGAAGGTGAGGGTGTCGTATCTCAGCATTACCGACCATTGATACAATACTCTTTCTAACTTCCTGATATCCAAGTGATTCCAGACGATTTTCCGTCAGTCTGAAATGTCATTTTACTGTCAAAGAACCTGAAAAATGCACAAAAAATGCACAAGTGAATGCACAAATCTGAATTTTTCGCTGGCAAAATTATTAAAAAATATTTTAACCATCAAATTTCCAGCAATTAAAAATTCATAAAAAGACCTTCCAGATACCTTATATATAAAGAGAGTTTCACTATTGAAGCGAAAATCACAAGTGAAACAATTTATGGGAAAAATGAAAACCGAAGCGAAATCAAATCACTCCGGTTTTCTGAAATTCATGCAAGAAATAAATAAGGTATCAAATCATCCACGGATTTTCATAAGGGTTCAACGCCCGCTCAAATGTCGCCACCGCCCAGTCAACCTTGTCCACCCCCTTCTCATCCTTCCTCCTCGGAATCTGGGGGTTGAGCTTGAACTTGGAAGCCTTGTAGAGCCAGTCCATCGAATCCTCATACATGACCCTCCTTGTCTCGGATATGTTCGTGGGGCTGATGGTCTGATGCAGGTAGTACGTCGCTATCCTCACAAGGTGCTTGATAATGTTCCTGTTCCTGGGATCTTCCTTCACAATGTTCTTGCCCTCCTCCAGCTTGTCTGCATTCGGGTTTATGACAGGCTTGAAGACAAGGCCCTCTGAGACAACGTAGTCGTAGTCCTCATCCTCAACGCTGTAGGAATAGGTGGAGATATCGTCAATGTACTCGCCGATCTGAGACCAGCAGTCACTCTCTACGGGGTTCAGGCCGGAATCGAATCCCTCAAGCGTATCGAGCATATAGTAGTTTCCCTGATAGCCCACGACGGTATGAAGCCCATACTCGGCATACTGCTCCCATGTGACTGTTGCGACGGGAACCCAGCATACGAGACCAGGGATTCTTATGTTGCCGAAATCAAAGCCGTTCTTCTCAAGGCACTCGAAATAGGAATTGGAGAACCTTACGATATCTCCGGGCCTGTATGTCCCGAGCTGCCTGTAGTTGGGAACTTTGTCAAGGTCACGTACTGCCGACAAGTCTGAAAGAGCCCTCCAGTATCTTATCGAGGTGGGTTTCTTGTAGCCGTTTATGGGGGTGAGAGAGCGGTATATCTCATCCTGGTACATGAAATACACGTCAGCCGGATAGGTTATGTCATCGTTGTACTCCCTTATCATCCTGCCTTTCGCGAACTCTTCCTTGACGCAATAGTACTGGTCGAGGTATTCAAGGAAATCCATCTCGGCGCTCTGCTCCGCCTGTATAATCCTGTCATGAACGTCCCTGAGAAGCATCTTCAGGTGCTCTTCGGTGATGATCATCAGGTAATCCCTGTCTGTGAGGTATCTTGCTTCAGCCATTTTTGAGATTTTCTATATAATAGTAATTTTCAATAGTCAAACTGGTTGTACACTTCCATGTCGTCCGGGACGGTTGTGACAATAGGAATGTCTGTTCTTTGGTATCTGCTGAATGTATCGCCAAGAAAATAGCATATAGCATAGTCAAAGCAATCCGAAGCGTGCCCATATTGCTCACCCCTTCCACCTGTAGGAAGTACGACTTTCTTTTTCTGCTTTGTTCCGTCAGCGTTCTTCTGCTGGTATATGAAATCAGTTATAAGCCTCGTACATCTTGAATCGACCATAACCTTCCAGCCATCATAGCCGCCCAATACGCTGTTCTCAAAGTCAAGCCTTGCAATCTGAGACGGCTGTTTGTCGAAAAGCCTGCACATTACATTGCCGCCGATACCTTCAACAAGGGCTTTCTGTGCAATCGTAAAGTTGTTCACACCGTCCTCAGTCTGTGTCGATCTCGCTCTTCCAGCAGGGTCTCCGGTAATTATATGCCCGCTTAAATGGCCGAGGGCCTTCAGCTTTTTAACGACCATCCTGCAAAATGCCGGTGTGTTGTTTGTCTTCGCCTCAGGCAACCCGATAAACTCAAACAGGTTGTAGTATTCCTTCTTTTCATAGTCAACCTGAGACACCTCACAGGTCATGTATGGAAGCACGTTGAAGTCAAAGCTCAAGATAAGCGGCTTTAACGGATCGTAGCACACTTCCCTAAGCTTTGGCACCTCATGGCGTTCCTGGTCAAAGTTCCAGTATGCCGCCTCCTTATTGTCTGCCGTGATCCTCCAGTCTCCGTATTTCAGACGGTTCCTGGTAGCCTTGTCCTTAATGTTGTCAAGTCTCTTTGAATACACTGCCACAAAGCTTTCCACGGGATTGTCGTTAAGGCCGAACGGTATGTACCTGTACCCCTTTGGAAGCTTCACGGGGAAGTTATCGTCATCAAGCACAAACGTCCTCCTGAGCCATCCACGATGAGGGTTGCACGACATATACAGCTTACCCACTATAAACGTCTCATTGATTCTGTGACGAATACGTGAGGCAAGCACCTCGACACCCTTCTCAAGTACCTCAGATGCCTCGTCTATGAACGCCCCCGAGATCTCTATACTACCCAGCCAAGTCCATTCTGGGTCTGAAAGCACAGGCTCCAGACCTAACGCCATTATACGGCTGCCATTCCAGAAATCTATATAGTTGTACTGGTTGTTTATGTGGTAGTTCTCATCCTCCTTCAGTCCCCATTCCCTTAGGATCTTCTGGATTGTGAGCCATGTAGAGGTAAGAAGAACCTTGATAGTCTTACGGGCAACTACGAACAGCATATTGTCGAATCTCATGCAACTGCTGATAAGCCATGCAGACCCGATGTATGAGTTATGGGTTACGGTGAAGTCATCAACTATATACAATCCTGATGGGTCGCTTACGGATATACAAAAACTTTCCTGTTCTCCAATATATTCAACGCTGTCTATACTTTTCCCAGGCTCTGAATATCCGCCGTTAAAATCATATCTTGCACGCTCTTTCTTTCTTGTAAGCCCACATAAATCTGGGTTCATTTTTGTCCTGAACTGCACAGTCCATGTCTGGCTACACAATATTTTTTCTCCAAATTCATTTTTATATTGTCCGATATCACTTGTTATCGTGGCAAAACCGCCAAGTGACCGAACAACAAAGGCAACGTCTTTCGCAAGTTGCTGGCTTGTTGTCGTATAGCTCATGTGTCCCCTGTCATCAACATATTCATCAGTGTCCATAAGCCCCTGTATAAGTTGTATGCGCTCATTTATAGTTGCATACATATATCTTTGGGGTATGAAATGACTCTGGGATTTATTTCCGATAACACCGAGCTTTCTCAGGTCTTCTATTAATTTTTCATCTTTAATATAATAATTTTTCGCTCGGGTATTTGGCTTCGTATTCCATTTTGACATATCATATCCGGCAGCAATGAACCTGTCAACAATTTCCTGATCCATGGTCGTAAACAAAACATAACCCTTATCAATAGCGCTGTCAGCCATACAACCATCACCAATTAATGCACCAAGAACATACGGATCAATAATTCTTGGACGTTTACTTATCGTAAATTCAACCGGCTTTGTAAGTGGTATGATAAGGTGGGCGTTTTTATTTACACCGGCTTTCTTTTTTTCATACCATTCATAAATACTCTTAGCTGTCCAAATCCTATCGTCACCATACTCTTTGAAATGTTCTGGGTTGTATTTGGAAAGATTTGATTTTTTCTTACTCTGATGCGCTCTCCACAAATGCCCCTCAGAACATTCAACAGATGTCTTATCTGAAAAATTTATCCTGTAAAATGGGAATTTTCCCATAGGATGAATCCATATAATACGCTGTTGTTTTCCTGTAGTCGGGTTTGAGATTATATCGCCAACCTTCATGTCCTTTAATGGCCTAAAACCAAACGGTGTACACACAGTGCTATTAAGACTAATCATTTTGCCGCCGCCCGCGCTTCCTCCTCCAAGAATCATTTCAGGAATGTCGTTATTACCGCATTTCGTACACACAGCATCATACTTTGCCATCCCCTTACTGTCAACACCTACTTTCCTGATCTCAAGGGTTCCACCACACTTGTCACACCTATTAGGTTGAAGTGCATTCCAGAGCATAAGTTGTTTCTCAGAAGGGGCAAAATCAATCCTCAACCCTTGTGGAGCTACTAATTTCTTCATTTTCCTCTCTATTAAGTTCGCTCCCGGCTTATTGAAAAGTGGAAGAAGGGGCGAGAGGCTTCCCTTCTTGTCGCGTAATGCGCTATCCACTTCAGAATATTCTCCAGATAATAGAATAATTTCCCAGCAAACATTGTTAAAACATAAAAAACCTGCCATCAATCACTGACAGCAGGTTCCAGAAACAGACTAATAATCTAATAACTAACTTATAACATTCCTTTTATTGACTTTTGGCTTTTGTTTCCGCAGACGACATTCCTGACCCTTGCGGCATTCTTCAGGGATGCCTCCTGTATCTTCCTGATTGCATCGTTCATGTTCATTCTATGACGTTTATGTATTCGACATTCTCTATAACCTCCTTAGGGTTCTTGCTGATTACCAGCGTCTTCTCAGTCTCTTTCCATTTAATAAGACCAAATAATATTGAATGTTTTTTCTGGGTATTGAGAACTGAGAGTGAAGTCTTCAGCGCATAGTCTATCATGGCCTGTTTATCGGTTCCTATCTTCACGTTTATGTCAGCAAAATCATCCTTGTATCCTGTCTCGATGCCTCCGAACGAATCAACATAGACTGGAACCTTCACGGTGTCCCTTATCTCAGACTTCACCTCTATGTAATGGTTCACGTCCTTTGGCTTTACTGACAGCTTCTTCAGGGTCTCGCCGTATCGCGCATTCAGGTTGTCTATGGTCATATTCAGCGCGTTAACCTCTGACACATAGGCTTTTACGGAATCATTAAGGGAAACGATTCTCTTCTTAATCTCCTGGTTCATGTCTGTCACAGTATTCTCAAGCGTCTCAGATTTCTCCTTTGCTTTCTGATACTTTACGCCTATGAACCCGACTGATGAGAGAGCTGCAACAAGTGCTATTGCCAGCCCGATAATAATCTTGTCCTTCATGCTTATTAAGTTATTGTTAAGTAATTATTAAGTAACTTATATGCCCCTGTATTCCACCTGGGCTTCAAAACAAGGACATTCCTTAATCCTCTCCCATGGATCCACGATGCCATTATGGTTCTTGTCGGGGCTGATGTCCCTATGACCGAGGATCTTTGCCTTTGGATATTTCTTCCTCAGTTCCTTCAGCACCTTGATGAGCATGAGCTTCTGAGCTTCAGTCCTGTTGTCAACTCCATTGTAGCCACCTACCCAAGAGACATGGATTGAATTTGAGTTATACCCCTTCACACCGTTGGCCACTCCGCTTTCTGAAAGCATCTGCACCACATGGCCGTCTGGGAACACAACGTAGTGATATCCGGGACTCTTCCAGCCACGAGCTTTAAACTCAGCTTTCAAAGTGTTGACAGTCGTTGTCCTCTGGTTGCTGGCCGTTGCATGGACGAAGATCCTCGTGATGGCCCTCGTTCCCTTTGCGCCTGTCAGCATGCCGGAATCATTTGCCTTGTTACTGGCAAGAAGGATATCCCATGTCTTAGTGCCTACCACGCCGTCAACTGAAAGACCTCTCTTTAGCTGCAGTTCCCTGACGGCTTTCTCAGTATAGATACCAAACACCCCATCGACCGCTATTCCGAGAAGCCTCTGGAGCGTCTTCACCTCTTCGCCTTTCGCACCTTTCCTTAACGTAGTCATTAAATATTGAGGTTGTTTATCAAGTCTTCCTTCTTCCTTTTCTCCGCAAGCTGCTCGTTCTGAAGAGAGGCAAGCGGTATGAACCAATTCGTAGCTCCCATGTACTTTCCGTCAAGGAGCTTCACCATTGCACCAGGCTCCTTCCTGTCATAGAGGCATTCGGTTACGAGACCCCTCAGGCCGACAAGCGGAACAAGCCTCAATTCAGCAAGGGCGATGGACTTTACGATCCTGATGATTTCCCCTTGCTTGACTGCACTCTGTGTTTTTGCACTCATTATTTCTTTGCCTGCTCACGAATGAATGTGTCCATGCCAGCCCTGATCTCCCTTATATCCTCAGACATAGCAGAAAGCTGCTTCATGCTCGCTTCGAATACGGTTTTGTCAAGCTTAATCTGGTCAAGCCGTGAATACTGGTCGTTAATTCTCTCGTTTAGCTTGTTGATGTCGTTCTCCAGCTCACTGATCTTTGCAGTGTTGGCCTGGAACTGGATGTACAAGCCTACCACAAAACCGACGCATAGCATGATGGTCTTGAAGTTGTTGGCGATAAAAGTCTGGAGGCTGTTCATTATTCTTCTTCTATTTCGTCATCATTTTTCTTGTCAGGAACGACCACGTTAAACGTAATACCGCCTCCGTCACCGCCCTCAATCTTGATCCTGTGGGCGATATCCTCCTTGATGCCGTACATGTCGTTCAGAACCTTTCCTGCATTGACGGCTACCGACCTCAGGGCTGCTGGTGACAATGGGTTTCCATACTGATCCTCATAGACGTCGGACGAGCACTCATCCATGATCTTCAGGAGCGTAGATGTCACCCTCGGCCTGATGGCAGCCGCCGTCATGGAATTCAATTCGTTCAGCTCCTCGATTCTTTTCTTGACGCTATCCTTCTGCATGAGGATCATTCCATTGTAGGTGCTCTCCTCGTCCGCCTTTGTCTTTCCAGGTTCAAACACAGCACGATAGCACCGGCCTGCATTGCCGCAATACGGTGCAAGCCCATTGACGAACATGAGGCAGAACTTCTCCTCCTGTTCCGTAAGCGCGATATTGTTGTTATCAGCCATTCTCTTATTACTTTGTTTTTTATATAATAGGAAAAGAGAATGGCCGATATTATCTCATTCCGGATTAATCGCCTTGTTGGTTATGATATTCCTGAACACCGCCTTCATGCCCTCCAGCAATTCCTCGATCTTCTCAACAGACTTCAGGGCCGACATGTTGAAGTTTATGTCAAGCCCATACCCGGATATGTAGGCCAATACGGTTCCCGTGTTCTTGTCCGAGAACTGTATCGTCCTGAGGCTGCTCGTCTTGAAAACCACGTCCTTGTCGTTTTCCTTCGGCTTAGAGTTGACGAGCATCATCCTCCGCTCAGGCTCCTTTTTCTTGCTGAGATCCAACTTGACGGCTCCCGTGTCCGACAATACGCCAGGGGCATTTGCAGAGACCACCCTGCGACCGTCTTCAAGGGGCTTCTCAGGCTTGTCCTCCACCGTCTCAAACGTTCCCTTACTGCTATTCCATATCGTCTTCCTTGCCATTCATCAAATCGTTAAGGTGTTCATCATCAAGTACTTTCGTCCTCTTGTCAAGGATCTCGATCGCATCACACAGGTTGCTGATGCTCTGGGATATGGCGGGAAAGCAATTCTCCATCGCACTGACCCTTTCCTGAAGGTCTCTCAGCATGGCCGTGACCCCTATAGCCGCCATCCAGACCAAGAACAGCAGCACCGCTATTATGATTATCGCTACCTTCATACCTCCATGTCGCCTGTCAGCAAGTTATACACAAGAATTAATAACACTCCCGTACAAAGGCTTGCGCCCAATAGAATTGATAAGTCGTACATAGCATCTATATTTTAAAGTGGTCTCTCAGCTTCTCTTCCTTGGTGAATACGGTGCTTGAGGCTCCACCATCATTGTTACGCATCCTCTCCGTAAACATCCTGAGAACTTCCCTCGTGGCCGTCACGTCACCGTTCGCATCGTGGGCATCCGCAAGGTCAATGCCGAGTTTGTCCGATATCTCACCGAGCGTAAGGCTCTTCGCGTCCTCGTCGTTGGCCATCGCAAGCTGGGCAAGAATCCTCGTGTCCACATAGTAGGGCTGCTTGTTTCCGAAGAAATCCTCCACGCACCTCAGATGCTTGCAGAGTTCCTTCCAAAGCCCCGTATAGCTCATGATCTGCTGGAGGAAGCCGACGTCGAACAGCGGGTTCTGGCCGACGAGTATGGGATTGTCCTTTGCCGTCACGTTCTTGGCAACATCGGCTGCAAAGTCAACAAACGCCTGGCATACCTCCTCAATGGGCTTTCCGTCCGCATAGAGCTTTTCCATCGTGATTCCCGAAACGGCCTCCGCTTCCTTGGAATACGTCATAAGCTCCTCGTCTTCCTCCTCGTATTTCTTCTTCAGCCTCTTCTTCGACTTTCCTATCTCAGCCTGATAGTTGTAGGGATAGATATACTCATTGAACTTCCCTATAACCTCAAACGTATCAATCCTGACGGCATGAGCCGCAAGCTGGGTCGCACCGCACGCCTTGTTGTCAAGACCTCCAGTCTCAAAATCAAACACTATGGCCGTCACCGGGCCGTTCTTTTCCTTTACCATAACTTACTTCATTAAAAATCCTTTCTATATTATCAAATAGTTCTCTTTTGGTTCCGTTGTTGTCGATTACATAGTTATAATATGTTAACGGACGATAATTCAGGCCATCGTCGCCAAATTCCTGCTCATCATCCATCTGAACCAACCTTCTCTTGTTGATGTTGCGCTTGATGAGAACCGAAAACACCTCATAGTCATCGGCATAGTCGCTGACAAGAATCTCAAACGACTTGGTGTCCGGCATATAGATGGAAACGTCCTCATGGGCCTGTGACACCAGCGCATATTTCAGGTAGCCTTTCCTCTTCACGACTGTCAGCACGTCCGTCGGGGGAGGGCAGATGTCGATGAAATGATAGTCAAGCCCCTCTATCTCATATTCCTTCGGCGGCCTGTTGGTGAACGGTATGATGACGTTGACACCGAACTTATGCTTCATGTGCATGGCCGCCAGCGTCTTTCCGCTCCCGCTCTTTCCGAGGAGGCAGATGATCTTCCTTTTCCTCTTGCCGCTGACGTACATCTTGAGGCGGTTGGCCTCTATCTCCTTCAGCAGCCTCAGGAGCATGTTCTTGGTGACACGCCCGTTCTCATGATGACCGGCACACTTGACAAGGTTTTCCTTTATCTTGGCCCTCGACACCTTTTCCAGAAAGGTATTCTTGTTCCACACCGCACGGTTGCATATCCTGTGAAGCTCACCGCCACGGTAGGAAAAGTAATTTGCAAGGTATTCCTTCACGAACTTTCCAGCCCATACCTTCTTCTTTGCCCTCCTGATCCTCCTGGCTTCCCTCGCATTGATCGTTTCAATGTCGGTCTTGCCGTCCTTTGAAAGCTCATATTCTATCTTTTCCTTCTCAAACGGCATGCTATATCACTTTACACCAGAAATTCTTGTCTATCTGAAGGGTGTTGCAGCCATCATAGTCGCTGTACTTCACCCTTGCGTTTCCGGCCACTATCCAGCCTTCCTTGAAACAGTCCTTCATCTCCATCCACGCATCGTTCCAGATGGTAAGCTGCATCATGTCGGTATTCTGAAGCAGCACGACCTTGCCGAACCGCTTCTTCTCGCCGCTCGCCCTGTCAACGTATCTCTTCTCGCTCACCTCGCTGACCGTCGCACAGAAGGCGAATTTCTGCATAGGCTTCCAGTTGCCCATGTTCATGTCTATCTTCATAAGCTCGTCAAGGGTCTTGTATGGAATGTAGGCAATCCTGTCTTCCAGCCCATCGTATATCCTCTTGTAGTCAATGGAACCCATTCCTGACACCTCAATCTGCTTCTTCGACCAGTAATAGTGCTTTGAGCGCCTTTCCTCTGGAATCTCATCCTCTGGAATCTCAAATCCCAGGAACGCTGAAGCCCTCTGGAGCATGCCGTATCTCTCAAGTGGGGAACGGGCATTCTCAACGCCGTCGAATGCACCGGCATATATAAGCTGCTTGACAGACCTTGAGGTTACTGAGCGTGTGTCGGCATTCCCACTCCTAAACATTCTCATAAGGAAATCCTCAAGGCTCTGGAACTCACCGAACATCTCACGCTCCCGGACGATGGCCTGAACAGCCTTGAGACCGAGATACTTGATACGGCTGAGCGACCAATAGATGGTGCTCGTCTTGTAATCGGTAAAGAAATCAACCCCAGAGATATTGATATCCGGCTGCACTATCTTCGCGGTTCCCATGTCGCGCATCTCATTCATGACAGTCGGCAATTTCTTTTCGTCAACCCACTTCAGGATGACAGTAAAGAAAGCGACTGGATAATGTACCTTGATCCACGCTCCGGCATAAGCTGTAAGCCCATAAGCCGTAGAATGGCTGGAATTGAACGCATACCGGGCACCAGCTTCAATGATCTCCCAAATACGTTGTGCAGCTTCTTTTGGACAGCCGTTTTTCTTTGCACCTTCAAAATACCTTCCTTTGAACTTTCGTACTTTCTCGATCTTCTTCTTTGAAAGAGCCTTAACCAGATCCACTCCCTCTCCAAGACTTAACCCTCCTACTTTCTGAGCCACTTTGGATATTTGTTCCTGATAGCAACACAATCCGTATGTACCCTTCAGTATTTCGTATGTGCCCCAAAGATATTCAGGCTCTGCATTTCCCTTTTTGCAATCAATATATGCCTGTGCCGTACCTGATTCAAGTGGGCCTGGACGGAATAATGCAATAGAATGAATAAGGTCATCAATATTGTTCGGGCTCATTTGCTTGATATACCTTGTAATACCGTCACCTGAAAGCTGAAATACACCCTGTGTATATCCTTTTTGCAATATCTCAAATACCTTTTCATCCCCAAGATCCCCATCGACAATACTGTCAAGACTGATATTTGCTTTATACTCATTATTGCAAATGGTTATCATGTCATAAAGCCTTGCAAGCTCCGCTATACCCAATACATCATTCTTCAAAAAACCGAGATCGTCAATATTTGTTCCGCTCAATTCAGATACAAGCTGGCCGTCCATCTTACGCATTGGCATCAAGTCAAAGCAGTCAAGCTTCTCACCATTGATGATGTTCGGGCATATCACATAGGCTGAAGCATGGATTCCTGCTGACCTTGGCTGGCCTATTATGGAATAGATCTCTTCAAAGACCTCCCAATTCTTCTGCACAAAATCATACACTTTCTTTTCATTGAAAGCCGTCACCATAACATCAGTCCAACTTGACTCAGCCTCTATAATGGCCGTGATATAGTTCGTAGTTCCAACATTCAATTTATGTACTCTCGCGACGTCCTTTATCACGGAACGGGCTTTCTCAGTAGTAAATGTACCGGCAGAGAATACGCGCTGTGCCGCATTCTTATTGTATCTGCGTTCCAAATACTCCTTAACCAACGGACGCTGTTCGCTTGAGAAATCTGTGTCAATGTCAGGCACACCTATGGAAGCGAGCCATGAGCCCGCTTCACATACCCCCTTTCTACGAAGCAGTCCATGACCTTTATCGGCTTCGCGCTTTTAATTGATTTTACACTTTGAACCTTCATACTTATTTATATATTTACAAGTCAAACAATAGATTCTTGTTGTCCCATATAATATCGTCACCATCAAGCAATTCATCTGCATAGACGGTCATGTGGTTTCCATTACGGTTTATTTTAAACTCAGCATCTTTGTCAAACTGATAGACCTTCCCATTGTCCATTTCCAGCTCCACATAGTCATCTGAATCCATACTTTCATCAAGTATGGTGACATCCTCACTGACCAATCCTGCACGCTCAGGAACAAGGAATCTCTCAAACATCAAGCCCCATCTGATAGGGTCTATATGGATAATATCGAGAAGCCAACTGACAAGACAGCCACCGGCACTTCCACGGCCAATCCCAACGGCAATATTGTTTTTCTTTGCCCATTTTATTTCATCAGCCGTAATGAGGAAATAGTCAACGTTATCCGTGCTTTTGATAACGTACTTCTCATACTCAACACGTTCCCTGTATTCCTTTGCTTTTTCCTTGGGAACGAGCCTTTCAAAGCCATCCTCTATCAAGCTGTCGAACATATTCTGGACAGTACCATACTTCCCAGCCTCTTCCTCAGTCATCTCATACCTCGGAGCATAGTTCTGGGTAAGGTCATAGCCGCATTCAGACATCTCGGCAATCTCCACGGTATTGTCGCACATCTCATAGAACAGTTCGTCACCATACTTTTCCGAGAATAGCGTATCAAACTCATCATATAGCTCGTCCAGCGTCTTCATGAACTGCCTGTAGGACTGGTTATGGGCTGCTCCTCCATCCACCTTGTTGAGTATCGCCTTGTTCTTATAATCGTCCGCATCCACATAGAAGCAGTCTTCTATAAGGACGGGCCTGATATCGTTCAGATAGCTTCCCACGCCCCTGTAGTATGTGTCGAAGTACGCCTTCATGGAAAGGAGAACCTGAGAGTCTATCCTGTCAGCACGGTATTCGGTCATGTCAACCTGGTAATAGACGAATCCATCAAAGGCTTCAATGATTTCCGTGAGGCTGTCCTTGTTGTCAACGAGCCATTTGCCAGCAAACTTACTGAACACCAGACAGTTACCACCGGCATATTTAAGGAGGTCTATATATGAGATAAGCCCGTCCTCACGGTCAACGTTTATGGCTTTCTGTATTCTCAGCAGGTTCCTGAAGCCTTGCTGGGTGGAAACATATATCTTGGCATCTACCTTGTCATCGCCATATTCGAACGTCAGGGAATAGCCGAACACATACCCGAGACCCTTTGAAGTAGCCTCAGTCTGCAGGTCGAACGATGATGCGAACGTATTCTTGTCACACACGCCCAGCCCCTTAAAGCCGTACCACTTCGCCTTGGCAGCCCATTGTGAGAGAAGTCCCGAGCCGTTCAGCAACTCATAGCCGGTATGGATCCCGAGAGGGTAGAAGTCACATTTAACTTCCGTCTCAGGTGATTCCCCTATCCAGCGGATTATCTGGAAGTCAAGCTTATCCTTCCTCAAATCCTGCATGTAGAAGCGATCACCCAAGCGGAAGAACACGTAGAAAATCTCGTCGTTGATAAGCCAGTCCGGGCTTTCCGGTAGGTTCAGCTCAGTCTTGCCATCCTTATTCTTCCTGAACACGCCGCCCATTTCGTCAACGTCAAACAGGTATGCCTTTCCGAACCCCTTGATATAGACGGTATCAGTCCTGAAGGTGTAGCCGGTAATAAGATGGTCGTCAAACCATTTTGCAATCTCTTCCTTCATACGGCTTCAGCTGTTAGGAAGTACTCCCTCGGAGTCTTCAGGTTATTGCAGAATATCTCATACATATCATCAGCATCCATCTCGCCGAAGTCCTTTGCACAGCCCTTCGGATACGTCACGCAGAACACGTCGAAGTATTCCTCAAGCTGGTCTGTCACGCTCCTCATGCCATCCTTGGCCGCATCGTCGTTGTCATACCCTATGACGATGGTCTTGACACGCTTCTCCTGTAGCTTCATCATCTGGCACATGGATATCTTCTTGCCGAATGTGGCCACGGCCTTGATCCTGTCGTTCTCATAGAGGTTCAGCCCCTTGGTAAGCCCAACGCAGTCAAAGACCCCCTCGCACAGTATGACGGTGTCAGTCCTCGCATACTTCACTGAATCATAGTTGTAAAGCAGCTTGGAAAACTCATTCTCGGTAGAGTTCTGGTAGCGCCTGATCTTGAAGCGGTGCCTGGAGTTGTATTCGTCTATGTCATCCTTGCTCCATGTGTGCCTGCCCACATATCCCACGAGCCTTCCAGCGTCGTGTATCTCCAGCAGCACATAGTCCTCAAACTTCCTGTCCATGCCCCTGTTCGTGCCTGCCGGGAAGTAGTTGAACTCATCCACGCCCCAGCCCCTTGACTTGAGGTATTGGTTCCTGAAGGTTCTCTTGTAGCCCTCAGGCATCTCTATGTCAACAAGGCTATCGTCAATCTCCTCGTCACCAAAGATGTTGAGCTCCGTAACCTCGTCGGCAAGCTCTTCGGTCTCCTTCGGTATGAGATCGTCGCGCCCCAAAGCCTTCAGCGTCTCAGTCAACGTCCTGAAACGCCTGCCGCAATGGAAGCAGTTGGACATGCCGAAGGTCTTGTTCGACTTGTCAGGGCCTATGTATATGCCGTATTTGTTTCCGTCGTGGCCGCAGAAAGGGCAGTTCCTTACGAGTATGTTCTTCTTGGAACCGTCAAGCCTGCCGCCAAGGTCAACCAGCAGTTCGTCTGCAAGCTGCTGTCTTTCTCTTTCCGTCAAGTACATTTTCCTACGTGTTCGGAAAGATGCCGTTCATCAAATATAATGGAAAATAACCAGAATCAGTTAGCGGTGCAAATATAAGGGTAAGTCTCCACAATGGCAAGGATGACCTTCCATTTTTAGCATTTTTTACCAAGGCTAAAGCGAATACTCCTCTATCTCGTCACACTCGCTATGCTCTCTCCTAAACTTGCTGACCATGATGCGATCATCGGTGATGTATAAATCCACAACCTTGCCGCCAAGTATGGCAGCTAAAAAATATATATTCTTATTCATATCCCTAATCATTCTGGAGGCAAGTTCAATGAACGGCCCCTGTCATAAAACATTTCCTTGTCATAGTTGGTACATATCTTGAAGGTACGGCCATGCGATTTCTTGAAGAACCTCGCCTTTGCAACGTGTATCCTCAGAACCTCCTCCTTCTCCTCATTGGCCGACTGGTTGAGGGATATAAGGTGCGTGCACGGCCTCTGGATGCCCTTTGCCTCAGACAAGTTGTATCCGTCAAGCACGTTCTTCTCATCATTTACCCAGTCCCTGTTCTCAATGGTGGCCTGATAGGTGGCGAACACCCATGAATCGGTATATCCTGCAAGGTCTTTCAGATCCTCGGCAACGGCAATGCGCTGGAACCTCGTCTCCTTTGCACCCCAATTACGTCCTGAAGCATCCAGTAGAAGGTCAAGGGAGTCTATGACTATGACATCCGGGAAATAGCCGAACTTCTTCCTGTAGTTGTCGCATTCCACCTTTATGTCCATCGTCGATACCTTGTTACCGAACTTCGGATAGGCTTTCACCTTCAGCGCGCCGGCGCATTCCATGATGGTCTTCAACGTCGCGTCCATTGCCTCCTTGCTTATCTCACCACGCTCATACTCGTAGGTTGACACTCCGGCAAGTGAGGCTGAATAGGCGTCAAGGATCTCCTTTGCACTTCCCTCAAGCTGGATATGCAGGACGTTGAGACCGTCAATATAGGCTGCATTATATCCCACCCACCTTGCATAATGTGACTTTCCCACGCCGGACATGGCAAGGCATACCGTCAGCTGTGTCCTGAGGTTGCGCCCATTGTTCATCTCGTCAAGCCTGTCTATGTAGAACCTGTTGACGACGTGGCCTGACGATTCCACGTTTTCCCGCTCCTCCCTGTTCGAGATCAGGCGGTCATTGAATGTCTTGCCCACGTCAATAAGCTCGTCGCGCTTCAGGGTGAACTTGTTGAGCGAATCGGCTTCTGTATAGAACATCCTGATAGCCTCCATGCGGTAGCCTTCGTCAAACTTCTTTCCGATTTCCTTGTATGCCTTCTTAAACCTTGTGGCCTTCAGGAAAGCCTCAAATTGTTCTATAATTATTTCAGGGTCAGCCCCCTGTGCCGTCTCTTGGATTTCCTCAAGCAGACCCGTCACGGCCTTTGACACGCTGAGCTCCTGCTTGATTACCGTCATCTTCGGTGCAACGCCATGAGCCTTCCACAATTTCTTCAGGGTATCGTGAAGCGTCTGATACTCCCTGTCTGGAAGGAAAGCATCTTCCATATACTGACATACGGAGGAACATACGTGGTTGTTGCTGATGGCCGAATTGTACAGCTCGGCCAAAAACTCCTCGGTTAATACGTTATCATTCTTTTTCATAAGTCCTACTCATTCATGGTTTTCATTTCATGTTCTCCCTGAGCCTCGTAAGCTCCGGATATTTCTTCTTGGTATCCTCGTGACACCTTGCGCTATAGTTACAGAGCGTGCATGGCATGGAGACCGGGCACCACCCCGTAGTGGCCATCTGGCAAATGGAATACCCTTCAGGCTTGTTGTGCATCCTCAGCTTCACCGGATCCTCAGACGGCAGGTACAGCAATGCTTTCTTGGAATGCCCGCCAATCTTCAGGAGTCGCGTAAGGCTGCTCCTCGATTTCTTGTTGTCCATGAGCCAGCGGTCTATGAAGTACATCATCTTGCTGTTCCCGCTCCCCATAAACTGATTGTAATATTTCTGGATGGCATTGTCGGAGAAATACCAGGAGGCGCTGAAGACAGCCCTCTGGCTGACCATGACCTCCCTCAGCCTATAGACATGGTAGCATATATAATCCACGATGCGCTCGTCGGCAAGGCTTTCCACGCCAATGCCATAGAGCACGCTAACCTTCGCCATCCCCTTCTCTATCAGTGCAGAGTTCAGGGGTGTCATCGGGAACCTCCATTCCGGGAGGTTCAGCCTCGTCAGACTCTCTATAAGTATTCTGACCTTTTCTTTTTTCTTCTCTTCCATATTCCTTTATCAGTTTTCTCAATTCAACCTTTGCCTTGAAGATCCTCGACTGGATGATGCTCTGGGAATAGATGGGAATATTCCCCTTCTCATGCTCCATCTCGGTAATCTCCCTTATCGAATACCCCTCCATCTGGGTGAACAGCGGACTGAGAAGGAACGACGGCAACCTCATCAGGGCCTTATAGACCTCATCCGATATGCTCATCATCAGCGAACCGCCTTCAAGCTCATAGAACCCCTCGGACAACAACGGCCTCTGGCTCCTACGGTTGGAAAGCTCCCTGATATCGTCCAGCATCAGGCCGCTCATGTGCTCACGCTCAACGGCCATGTCGCGGTATATCTTTGCACACTTGCGCTTGATGCAGATGTGGAGCCACGTCAGTATCGGCTTGTCGGTGTCGTAGGTATTGATGTACCTGTATAGCTCTTCCAATATGATGCTGAGGTTTTCCTCATACTGCGACGGCTTCAGCGTGTAGTACCTGACCAGCGACTTTACGTCAGCCATGTTCGGTACGACATACTTTTCAAAAAGCGCTGTGTTCTGCTCATGGAGGTTAAGTATTCTCTGAAGGGCTTTCTCGCCCTTTCTCTTCTCTTCTTGCATTAGCGTTCACAAGTTATAGCGCTCGCAGAACATGAAGTAGATACATGCAGCGTCCGCTATGTTATCGTTTTTCTCACAATCTATATGCCACCTCTTCTCAGCAGCCTCTATCATCATCTGCTTATTGGCGTTACCGTTCTTGGTGGCATATTTCTTGATGGCAGCGACGTTGTAGAAGATCAGGGGGATGTTCATGGTGGCGCACAGTTCATAAAGCACGCCCCGGAACTCCCCAAGTTTCCTTGCCGCAATAAAGGATTTACCGACATTCAGGTCTTCAGCAACGACAACCTTGATGTGGTTGCTGATGATGAACTTCTTGATCCTGTCCCTGAAGTTCTTGTGCTGCTGATAGCCTTCGCCGTATTTCTTCGCCGCATCCTCGGTACGTGGGAAAAACCACTGACCATAGTCCGCAGCCGTGAAGTAACCTGTATGTTCCGCAATGTCAAGCGCGAGAACATTTGATCTCTTTAAGGTGGATAGTAACTCTTCTGTCAGATTTGCCATTATGTTATTTGATTAGTGAAATGCCGTTGGTCTTACACACGATAATAGTATTCTTGTAGCTCTCCTGTACGCTGTTCTGGGTAATGACAAGCGACGTGACCTTCAAGGTGTTCAGAGCCTGACAGCTATTCATAAGGCCCTCGTAGTCAACTGCCTCAAGGATTTCGTCAAGGGCAAGGAAATCAAGGCCCTTACCGTCCTGGCAACCTCCGTTGGAGAGTTTCTGCATGGCAAGGATATTGGCGAGATAGACCCTCGTCCGCTCACCGGCTGACATCTTGTTGAAGCTGCCTATCTCCTCGCCGTCCCTCAGTATCTTCGTCGTGATCTTCTCCCTCATCTTGCCCGACTTCAATAGCCTGAAGCCCTCAAGCTCTATCCTGATATCCGAACCTATCTCCTGAAGAAAAAGGTTTGTCATCTGGGCAATGGCATCTATCTTGGTGTTGGCAAGATGTGACTTGAACATCTGGAAATGCTCTTTCTGGACAGCAAGCGTATTATATGCAGACAGGGCTTCCTCATACTCGCCCGTCGCACGCTTCAGCTCGGACTTGTACCTGCTGAGTGATTCCCTGAGGTGCTGAGTGATGTCCTCAGGCTTCTCGTTCAGCCTCTTGATCAAATCCTGATGGCTCTTGATCTGCCCCTCCAGGAACGACACACGCTCCATGTCAAGCGAAACACTGTTCTCCCCGGCATCCATCGTACTGTCGATATTGTTGAGCACATCGTCAAACAAGACCTGCCTGAGAGACTGGATTTCCTTCTTCAGCCTGTCCGTATTGGTCTGATTCAGTATTTCGTCAGACTTGATGGACGATACCTTGAGCTTGGCTTCCGAGAGATTCTTCCTCGCCATGTCAAGGGCCTGCCTGATGTTCGACACAGACCACGAACGGTTCTCGTTGCGCTTGCCTATCTCGGCACGCTCGTTCCTGTATTTCTGGATATCCTCTTCACGCTTGCCTATCCCGGCCTTATAGGATTCGACCCTTGCACGCGATTCCTCCCTTGCCGCCTTTGCACGGTCATAGTCCTTGGAAATCTCGTCAACGGTCTTTTCACTGCTGATGATGAACTTATACTTGCACTTGGGGCATTCCACGGCTCCATGGAGAATGTTGCTGAGTTCAACAAGTTCTTCACCCAGGTCTTCTATCTTCTTGTTTTCCTGTGAAATACTCCTTTCAGTCTCAACAATCTCTTTGTTAATGTCAGCAAGCACACCGTCAATCCTCTCAAGCTCTTCACGGTCTTTGCGCCCGTCCTCCTTAACCTTCTCAGATACTTTCGTATATTCCTCCAGCGTATTGTCGCAACCCTTCTGGATCTTCCTGACAGCCTCCTCCGCGTGGGCGAGCTTGTCCTTCAGGGCGATGCGCTGCTTCAGCGATGAATCCAGCTCGTCAGACAAATCCTTGAACTTCCCATCGTAGTCGGCAAGCTCGCCAAGGCCATATATGCCATACCATTTGCGGATGGTCTGGTAACATTCCCCGACGTTCGACTCAGACCTTTCAAGGGCTTCAATTTCATCACCCACCTTGTCAATGGCATCAAGCTTCTTGTTCTGCTTGTCTATCCTGTCATTGAGGTCTCTGATCTCTGAGCGGCACTTTGCAATGTAGTCATCGCATTCACCTATCTTGGCGGCAAGCTTTTCCTGATCGTCAATACGCTTCCTCTCAGCCTCCTCCATCTGGGAATTGACGGCCTCGATGGAACCGTTCAGCTTGGACACGGCAAGCTCCTTCTCACTGACAACGGCCTTTGCCGACTCTATGTCAACCTCAAGGGCCTCTATAGACTCATCCACAATCCTTCCGTTGGTGAACCGGTTGATAAGTTCCTTCTTGTCCTTGTCCGAGGCATCGAGGAAACTCTTGTACTTATTCTTGCAGAGTATGTAGGAGTTGAAAAGCTCGTCACGCTCCAGCCCCAGCTCCGAAAGTATGAACTTGTCATAATGCTGCACGCTCGGCTGGACGGTAAGGTCTTTCATGATCTCCGAGCCGTTGGCGTCATACATACTGCAACTCACTTCCTGACTACCCTTCCTGTGAAGCCTTCTCTCAATGATGAGCATCCTGCCGTCATAGTCATTGCAGAGCTTCATCCCGACGGAGCCATCGTCAGCCCAGTCGGATATGATCTCATCGGTCTGCACCTTTCTAAGACTGTCACCTGTAAGGGCTATAGATATGGCCTCCATGATGGCCGACTTGCCTGAACCGTTTGCGTTCTGGCCGTCAGAATCATTGTTCTGGCCGAAGATAAGCGTCGCAACCCCCTGTTCCACTTCAAGGTCAAGGTCTTTGAACGACACGATGTTGACAGCCTTTATGTTTTTGATTTTCCACATGTTGATTAATCTTTAATGTCGATGTATATGTTCAGGATCTCGATGATTACCATCGCAACTGAGAGGATGACGAGAACCCAGTCGAAATGCCCCTCAAGGATCCTGAAGTAGATTGTACCAAACAATACCACGATAAGGAGGAATCTCCAGCAAGCTACGAACTCTCTCATGACTGTATCTTGTCAAGGTATTTGATTCCAAGCTCGCTGTCTATGTCACGGTCGCTGCAGAACTTCAGGTACTCCCTCTCGATACCGGCCTTGTCATACTTCTCGTCCAAGGTGGTCGGTGCCTCAGTGACCTTCTGAAGCTTCTCGGTCACAAGCTCCACCTTGTTGGCTCCGGCATCTATGAGCCTCTGCTTGTCGAACGCCTTGGCCTGCGCATCCGTACAGCTGACCTTGACGCGAACCTTGTAGGGCATCTCATCGTCGGCATTCAGCTGCGTAAGCCAGCCCTCGTCAATGTCGGTTGCATTGACTGACAGCGTAATGTATCTGGTATTGACCCTGTTCTTGACAAACTTGGTCTTGCCGTCTGAATAGAGGATCGTATATCCCTTTTCCTCGTCTTCACCGAAATTGTGCTGACGGGAAGAGCCGATATACTCAATGTTCGTACCCTTGATCCTGCAACGGTTGTGATAGTGGCCGACAAGAACCTTTGAGAAAATTCCGAACATGTCATTCGGAAGCTCTGACGGGATGTCAAAGTCGCCAAGCGCTCCGTGGATACCTTCATGGATATAGAGGATATCGCCGTCCGCAATGTCGCTTTCCTTCACCATCTGCTCATATTTCTCAATGAATGAACCGTTCTCCGGGAAGTAGCTCATCACATACAGGCCCACCTCGCTTTCCGCATCATAGATATTCAGGAAAATGGAATCGTAGATGTCAACGACGCACACGCCCTCGATGTCGGAAAACAAGTGGTTATATCCGAATATGTCTTCCTGGTCAACCTTGTCGTGGTTTCCCTCGGCAACAGTAATGATATCGACGGTGCCATGCGCCATCCTGAAGCAATCCCTGACGGTCTTCAGCACGCTAAGGGGCTGGGCTGCGCGGGAAGTGAATACGTCACCCCCGATAACCATTTCCCTGATACCGTACTGAGAGCACACGTCAAGCGCCTCGTTCCAGTTCTTGACAAACTCACCAAGATTATCCTTGTCAGCGTGAAGGTCATTAAGCAGTAATAAACACGGTTTTGCCATAGTCTCATGTATTTAAAAGGCGGGCACGACACAACGACATGCCGTGCCCTAACATCAAAACAAAAAACATAAATGAGATTATTCAGCCCTACGACGGCGGCGACGTACAGGCTGCTCGTCAACCGGCTTGGGTTCCTCTGCCGGTTCCTCTTCCTTCTTCTCAGGCTCTGGTTCCGGCTCCGGCTCCTTCTCCGGCTGCGGTTCTTCAGCGGGCTTTGAGCGACGCTTTCTTACTGGCTCTTCAGCTGTGGTCTCAGCCGGAACTTCTTCCTTTTCCTCCTTCTTCTCTTCCTTCTTCTCAGGCTCCTTGGCAACGGCTCCAGACTCCTTTTCCTCAAGTGCCTGCTCAATCTCCTCCAGCAGCGACTTGTTGGTCTTGCTGTGAGAATAGCGCACGTCAAGCTCATTGTCATTGATGAACTGGCTTATCTGTGCGCGGAGATCCTGGTATTCCTCGGAATCCTTACCCAGATCCTGTGCCTCGATGGAATCAAGCAGGGCATACATGGAATCAAGGGTAATCTCTCCCTTCTTGCCGGAATCCTTATCGGTAGAGGCATTGATATCGAAGTGAGACTGGTCATCCTTGGAAAGTGCTGCCTCAAGCTGGTTCTTGGCCTCGATAAACTCATCGTCATCGCATACGTCAAGCTCCCACTTCTTGTCGCATTGCTTCAGGAAGACGAGCGTAGCCTCAAACTGGCGTCGGCTGTAGCGATAGACGATATCCGGAATGCGAGGTGCGTCAAACAATGCGTCAATCTCCTTCTCGGAAAGCTCGTCTGGGTCGCTTACGGTGTCAATGGTAAACTGGTACTCGGTCTTTCCGTTGTTGTTCTTGCGGATAATCTCAACAGGATATGACTCGGCAAAGTCAGACAGGGGAGACGGGGCCTCTGCATTCTCATCCTTCTTCTGGAGCTTGGCGTTCAGCTTCTCCCATACGGAGATCTCGGCATCACGCAGGTTCATATACTGTGAATAGCTGGGCTGCCACAGCTTTATCTTGCGCTTGTCATCAAGGTCAAGCACATAGATGGCTCTTACGGCCTGCCACTTCAGACCACCGGAATAGGAGTTCTCGCCAAGCTTCTTCAGCAGGGCTTCGTCACCCTCGTTGCTGGCAATCTCCTTGGCAATGGAAACATACTTGTCGATAAGGTCAACTGGGTAGCCGACACCGAAACCGGTGCCCTTGAACGTTGTGTTGATCACAGGCACGACCATGGGCTTCGGCTGCTTTCCCTTCACAGCCGGACGCTCAATCTTCAGATACTGGATGCGGATGGGGTAGTCGTAGCCAACACGCTTCAACGGTTCCACCTCTCCATTCTCATTGATGATGGGCGCGATGGGCAGCACACGGATATTGTACGTGCCGTCATCGGGCGTTCTGAAGTATTCAATACTGCTTCTCTGGGATTCCTCCTTTTGTTTTTCAAGTGCGCCCTTGTAGGTCTGGGCGGTCATTCTCAGCGCTTCAAGGCGGCTGATACCTTTTTTGAGATTCTCACTCATGGCTTTTGTTTAATCTTGCTGAGAGGAATCTGCCCCAATCAATTTCTTGATTTTTGTAGGCTGCTGCAAAGAACTCGCGGTTTTCAGGTCTTCTCAATTCACCTTCCTCAACAATCTCGATGTTCCACTTGTTCCTTGCGTACTGGATGATTTTCTCAATTACACCATCCACATCACTTACTCTTTCGTCCCTTAACTGCCAGTATTCATATTCCTGGCCGTTGATTGTACAAGTATGGACAGGGGCGAACATGTCCTCAAAATACTTGTAGAGAGCGGTAGTGGTCGGATGATCAGGCAGTGCTTGCGAGATCTGCGGCAAGACCACTGAGAATAGGTACGTCGTACAGGGAATCTTGTTGTTCTTCTGGGAATCGACAATCAGGAACTCGTAGTCCTCATTGTCCTTCAGCTTCTGCAACGCTTCCCTCAATTCAGTTTGCTGGAGGACACCGCCATACTTGCGGATACGTCCTTTACCTTTAATCATGTCTAAGTCATAAGAAAATGTTTTTTGTTTTCGGTTGCAAAGATAAAGAATTTTTTAATCATGCGTCTAAAAAACGGTGGAAAACTTTGGTAAAATAAGTTAAACGTCCGTAACTGGCTGGTTTATAGATAGATAAACAAGACGTAAAAATTTTACGGGACAATACTTATATATATAAATAAAGTACATAAAATCAGTATTTTAGAAAATGTTGGTAAAAATTGTTAACAAACGATACAACATTATTATATTATTCCTATCTTTGCATCGGATCTCGGGAATGAAAGGGTTTTGCAAGACCCGATTCCCACGCAAGCTCGCCTGTTCGCTTGTTCTACATTATCTTTCGAGCGACTGGCGGGCTTGGCTTTAAAATATAAGATAATGTCAGGAAAAGTAAACATATCAATCACAAATTTGAACAAGGCCGTTGAGAGTGAAAGAAACCTCAACGCTCTTACTCTTTCTGTCATTATCAAGATGAACTACACCAACTCGGTCATGTATGACTATTCCATCAGGAAATTGATGAGAACCTGCCATTGCAACTACGCAAAGGTCAAGGAGATCCTGGAAGACGGACTGTCCTCAGGGCTGGTGTACATCGACGGCAACCACCTCAGGGCAAGGAAAATCTCAAGGGGTGGCCGCAAGAACGCAATGCTCCACATCGTCCACAAAGAAGGCGGGCCGCAAATATTCCTGAAAAGGGATAACAGCGACCTGATCAGGAGGCTGCACTATTCCAGCGACATAGAAGACGAGTGGGAGAGGGAAAGGAAACTGGAACAAATGACGGAATACCTGTGCGACGCCGACCGCTACCTGCAATTCAGGAGCGACGGCAAGAAGCAGACGTTCCGGGACATTCACGATATCATACTGAAGCTATCAATCCTACACCAGCTCAGGAACTGGAGGAAGATGTTCGTTACCTTTAACCGCAAATATGGTAAGAAAGAGCACTCCCGAGTCAATGAGAAGGGGATGGAAAGCATCGACTACCTGAACGCAGGAATCAGTTACCAGGCTATCGCGGATCGGCACGACGGTATCAAGCTGTCAAGATACCAAATCTCTCGCCTTGTGAAGTCACTTATCGGAAGCGGACTTATCACTTCGAAGAAAAGCATCACGAAGTTTCTTGACTTTGACTATGAAATCGAGCACGAACAACTGACGCACGAGGATTTCATAGTTCCGAACCCGAGACTGATGAAGCATGTCTATATGGGCGGCCATGTGTATCTGGGAAAGGGCAAGAACTACTCCAAGTTCTACAGGAGGATGGGCAACATCTACTGTGTCCATGATGATGTCTGGAGATACAAGAAAGGATACAGACCGAAGACCCAAAGTAATGAGATGCACGGATAAAAACAGTGTTTCCAAAACTTAATAAGTAATATACAAGCAAGCAACTGGAGGTTGCTAATGGTTCCTTGTCTTTTTTTAGAGGCAAGGAAATGTCTTGGAAAGTTATTAGGTGGTTGGTAATGTCTTTAAAGGTCATGTGATGTTTTGTAACATTAAAAAGCTAAGATTATGGCTGACTATGTAGCCTATACTGACGGAAGCTGTGACTGTCCGGGGACGAGGTGCGGAGGCTCTGCATACATAATCCTTCAGGACGATAACATCATCAAGGAGGCCCACAAGGGTTTCCTGAATACGACAAACAACAGGATGGAAATGCTTGCCATCATCAGTGCCGTCTATTCCGTCCCTGAAGGTTCGTCCATAACGGTGTTTTCCGATTCCCAGTATGCCATCAACATATTCTCAGGCAAATGGAAAGCAAAGACGAATACCGACCTTGTGCGGAGATATTCATCCATATCATGCACGAGGAACATTAGCCTGAGATGGATAAAGGGGCATAACGGGGACAAGTACAACGAGATGGCTGACCAGCTTGCCTTCTCATCATGTGAGGATATGATACTGAGCATCGGGAAGAAGCCCGGCAGGTTCTTCTACAAGAACCATTAGAAAATCTCGGTAAATAATGTTAATCCCCTTTGCAGGTTGGATATTATTCATTATCTTTGCAGCGAGTTCAATTCATTGTATTTTTTTGATCCCATCATTTTCTTGTAAGTGATTCAACTCAGTTTCCTTTTAGAATCATTTATATGGAAATTAACACGATTGACAAGAAAAGGGTCGCTATCAAACTTGCCTCGCTTATCGAGGCCGACTTCAAGGACGTTGACAATGAATACCTGTACATCAGGATCATCGGAACCGTATCTGAAGCCCTCATGAGGTTTGAAAGCAGCTCGTTCTGTGCGGAGGCCCCGGATGCCCTGTGTATGGATGTGACGGGGGACGAGATTTTCAGGAGCGAATACCTGGAGCATGTGTTCGGTACGTTTGAGGAATCCATTGCCGAGGCCGTCTATTACCTTATTGCCATCCAGAAGTTCTCTTCATCGAACCTGAAGGATTCCAGTGCGGACGAGATAAACCATCTCAGCGTAATGATGGTGGGCGACGTGATAGGCAAGAAGCGTAACTACAAGGTGCTCAAGGACGGTATCTCAAAGATTCTCTATGACGTTATCTTCGTATTCGTATCTGGCATCAGGTTCGTAGATATTGACACTTGCGTAAACGCTGTTGTAGCACGTCTGGAAACCATCGCCAACATAGCGGGTTTCAGGCTTCAGGATTTTGTTGAGTGGTACATAAGGTTCAAGGAGATCGAGTATGGGGAGACTAAATAAGAATGCCAACCTCTACACAAGGGGAGGGAGGCTGATAGCGACGAGCGAGCAGCTTGGCAGGGACGGTTTTATGTTCAATCCCTCAACGGTCAACAAGGGGCCTAACAGGAAGGAAAGGCGTGTCATGTTTTCAAAGATGAGGAACAGATGATAAGGGTTAGCTGGAATAATGACGGCTTGTCTTTCTGGGATGTCAGGGATCGTGAATCTGCATGCAATACGCTCCATGAGGCTGGCTTTGCGTTTGCATCCTGCCTGAACGGTAGGATGGGAACGACCGGCAGGACGCTCATAGCAGCCGACGTGAGGGACTTTGGGCACATCGTCAGCGGCTTTGCGGCCGGCATAAAGGGCAGGGGAA